TCAACGTCTCTTTCTTCGCATACACGGCGACAGCTGCATTCAAGGTTTAGCTTCTGTTCCAGGCTCGGGTCGATGATCATCCAATGCATTGGACTGCTCCAGAGACTTCAGATAGCGGCGCTCAGAAGCGTATGGCTCCCTTGCACGCATGATGTCACCGACAACAGGAAACAGCCACTGATCAACCCGTACACAATATTTGAAGTTGTACGGGTCAGTGCAGCCAATAATGACTGTGGTCCAAAAAGCGGTTAGATAGCTCCAGATCGCGTAGCAACTCATGCGAATAACACACCTTGCTCAATACAGCTTGGAAGTTCTTTATTGCCCCACTGATCTCCCATCGCTTGAGCTACTCCTTCAAAAGTTCTACTGCGCTCTTTCCAACGATCAGGACCTGGAGGCATCTTGTGAACTTTAGGCTCTCGGCCTTCAACACAATTAGTTGATCTGAGGCGAGGTAAGTTTTTAAGCCAAAAACAAGTGGCTTTTACTTCTCCATGTCCATACTCCCAAGGTTGAATAATCTGATCTGGTGGCCTTATAACAGAACTTATCACGCTGATAGGGTTTTCAATGCACCATCGATTAATAGGTGCATCCATAAGTAAACGAACAAAATTTAACGCTTGCTGCTGCCTCCCATCAGCTATTTTTTCTGGAAAATGCCTGCTGCCACTTACGGCTAAATGAGTGCAAGGTGGATGCGCCACCATCAAATCCCAATGATCGTAAAGCAGTTCTTCAACAGGACACTGATAATGCCACTGCGGATCTCCCTCGCATTCGAGCAAGTCACAACTCCACGCATCATGACCGTAACGTCGAAATGCGTCTCGTACACGACCGCTGTACTCACAAGCAACTAAGACCCTCATGCGACGTTTGGCATCACTGTTAGGTGACCGTTGTAGTGACCCACTTTCGCATAACTATTTAGCGGGACATTGGACATCTGATGAAACACCATTTGTCCAATTTTTAAGCCTGGATAAAGTGGCAACGAGTGATGAGATCTTTCGTTCTTTAGTTCTAACGTAAGCCTGCTATTGTTCCAACCTGGGTCACACCAACCTGCAAGAAGATGATTGTACCCACAGCGCGCACGTGATGACTTGAGTACAAATTGAGCGGAGATATCTTCTGGGAGGTTAAAGAGTTCACGTGTCTCAGCCAAGCAAAACTCGCCGGGCTCCAGCCTGTATGGCTCTTCTTCGTTGTAATGCGAGATGTCGACACGGATTAGCTCTGGGCTATAAATGCTTTCCACCATCAAGTGATCGCCAAGAAGAAGATCCAAGCTCGCTGGATTTAAAAGCTCCTCGTCAAAAGGAACAACCATATGACTCTTTTCGCATCGAGCACGGATTTCCCAGTCGCAAAGGACAGGCATTGGCAGGCTTCAAAACAGCATCCTAATCGTCGTCAACAAGCACAGCCCATCCAGTGTTACGACCATCAGGCTGCCATCTGGCATCAAATTCGGCTTGACGCACACGTACGTTACGACCTAGGTGTGGATTGGAATGTCCACCATTTTTCATGTCTGGCAAACCACGAGGATCCTGCATGATCCATTCAGGGTCTGGGCTGTTTTTACCTCGATACCCAGAGATCACAGAATAATGTCCGCAACTTTCAGAATTGCATGTTGGCTGATTTATTGGACCCTTATCTAGCCATCCAACAATTACTGGCCGTCCCATTTCAATTTCCATCTCAATAATATCTCGATCCGCATTTTTAATAAATTTTGCATTTAGCCCAAGGCTTTCTAGCGTTTGTATCTGAGCATCAACAGATGTGGTGTCGCCGTATTTGATGCGAATAGTGTTGTACTCATCGTCGGTTTGAACTTTCTTATAAAACGCTGCCACCATGGCAGCTGCTGAACTGAAGCATTCGCGGTAACCAGTTCCTGTTGCATTGTCCAGTTGAGTGAAATAGCGCATGTAGACCTCTTGGTCAATGCCGCTTGCTTTCCACGCATCAAACCATGCGTTGTCTTCTTCCGCCAAAAGGTCTTGAGGCATTCGCTCCTCAAGCTCCTTGATTGCAGCCAGTTGGTGGGGAGTGCCACGGAACCAGTGAAAGAAAGGCAACAAGCTGAGCGGCATTGCCAGGCCAAACAAGACTTGTCTGATCATGGCGAAAACCACGTCAACAAGCTATTTCTCAATGCGTTTTTCAGGAAACAAAAGATCCTTAAGGTGCTTAACCGCCAAATCGTCTAGCTCGTTGTCAGTGCGTTGAACAACTCGCTCCAACATTGCAACGATCAGCTCCTTAAAAGCCTTTGATCGCCACATCATCATGATGAATGGCTTCAGAACTGCAAGCATTGGATTGCTCTGAACTGCACCAATACGTTAGTTCCTGTTGCTGTGACCCTCAAGTCGTGCCACTGATTGCTCCAGGTTGGATAAGCGAGCAAAAATTTCTTGATCTCTAGTCCTGATGTCTGCGTGAAGGATATCCATCCTTCTGGCTAGATTGTCAACAGCAGTCGTCAGTCGCACCAACGAATCTCTCCCCTGCTGGTTCTGACGGTTAGCGCTCGTGAAACCAGCAGAAGCAACACCAACGCTTGCTCCAGCTACAGCAGCCCAGACTTCAACCACCATTCGACCTCTAGCGTTTCACCATCATGGCAGATTCAAACGAAAAGCCAGAACAGGAGGAATCCAACTCCCGTTTAGGCGACGTTATTAAGGTTGTCCTGCTTGGCTGGGCAATGGCAATCTTGACGGCAAACTACCTTGGCGTTTTTAAGCAGTCCCTAGACCCAACCTATCCAGCCAGTATTTTGAGCGGCACAGCCGCTTCCTTTGGACTAGCTGTTGGCAACAATAGAAAGAAGAAAGATGAGCCTACAATCAAAGAACAGACCTCTACGGCAAAGCCAAAATGAAACGCCTAGCTCTGGTATTAGGCATCACACTGCTTGCCGCTCCAGTGCAGGCAGACATTATTCATCGAATTCAATCCTCAGTTTCTTTGTCAGTTGATGGAGCGGGATCTGTCGCCACAAGAATCCCGTCTTCATTTGCGGTATCTGGCAATAACGTCACTTTGGACACTGCTCCTGAGTTTGGCAGTTTTCATTCCGGAACTGCTCTCGGGTACACTCCTGGTGCTTTTAGCATTACCACTGCTGGTGATGCTTTTTCATACAGCGAAAGCTATACAGAAGGAGACGATGTTCCGACAGTCCTTTCGACAACAGTCACATCAGGAGTAGTACCTGCATTGCCTGTTTTTGGCAGCACAACTACAACTTCAGGCGGTGTTGCTGGTTCACTTGCAGGAACAATCGCAACTGATGGTGCTTTAACTATCACTGCTGGTGGCGCTGGTACAACTGCAATCGGTCAAGTTATTCAAGAACTTACAATCAAGTGATGCTTTGGTATTGGCTTGTCTTCTCGCTGATTCTTCTTGCCGCTCCAACAAAAGCGGTGCCTGTTGTCCCAAATTTTCAGCAAGGGGTGCTTAGTTCAAGTACAACCACCAAGACAAAAGTTACTGAAGTCATAAACTCTTACGAATACAGAACAGGTTATGAGTACAGCGCAAGTGGAACAAACATAGAGCCAGACGGGCCTCTTGCTCCTATGGCTTTAGTCACGACTACCAATACTGCTAATGGCATCGCAAGTGTTTGGCGCGGACTAGATCCAGCACAAAAGCCAGAATGGCGCATCGTAAATCAAGCAGCTAGCTTTCAGTTCGTTGAAACTTTGATGGGGCCAGGGCTTGTCAACCATACGCTGATTAACCGTGAAACAGACATCGAATCTCTCACGGAAACCACAAGTACGTTTACGCAATGAAGCGAGTCATAGCAACGCTTTTGCTGCTTTCCGCTCCAGTACAAGCGCAAGTAAGTAGCACTGCAGCTCCTGTCGCAAACAGTAGCGGAAGCGTCACAAATCAGGCTGTCCAAGTAGTACCCAGTCGCAACATGTCTTGGACGTATGGCGGTGGCATTAGCTGTCAAGGTGCAACGCTAAATATCAACCCATTCATAAGCTCAACAACAGGCTGGTCTGATCCTTACGAGGCAACTTATGCAGACCCAGTGTTTGATACTCTCGATATCACTGGCGCGTTTGATTCGGAAGGTAATCCCATCCCAGATGGCAGGCCC